GTTTGGTGAAAATGCTGCTTGGATCACCTCCTCCAAGACCACCTAGGAACGTTTGAAGGCCAAACTTGAGCAAGATGTTGGCAAGGCTTTTAAGAGTGTTTGACGCAACATCTGCAAGCGACTTGGTGCCATCAACAGCAGCGGTCAAGCTATCAACAATCCCGGTTGTAATTGTTTGGCCGATTGAGCTGTAAAGCTGATTCATCTTTTCAGCTTGAGCCTGCAACTCTGCGTCTATCTCTTGAGCAGTCGCAAATCCTTCTTTAATCCCCGCAATTGCTTGAGCAGTAATTTTTTTGTTGACCTCGTCTGCTATCTTAAAGTTTTCAGCAAAGATAGAAGCGGTTCTAAAAAGCGCGTCGTTTTCGGCCTTGATTAAAGCGATGTTTTGCTCTCTAGGTTGAGATTGAGACTCAAGAATGCTTAGGATTTGTATCTCTTTTTCTATTCTGCTTTGCGCAAATTCATCATTTGAAAACCTAAGCTGTTGCTGCTTCAACAACAGTGTTTCCATGGCTGCTGAGATGTCTTGCAATCCTTTGGCTGCGCTGCCGCTACCGCTTTTGCCATTTTTTAGACTTAATGGCAAGACAGAAGGAGCCGAAAGCGTAGGCATTTCAGGTGGAACGTCCATAGTCCCTAACCGATTTCTCATCAATTCAAGCAATACAGTTTTGCGATTTTGCCCTCTTAAGGCTGCCAGTTCTAACGACTCCTCTTGCAGCCCTTTAAGTCCTTTACCTTGTGGGCCTGTTCCTTTGAACAACTCAGCTGCTCCTTGAACGTTTAAAGGCAGCAATCCTCCTTTTATGTCTCGCCTAGCAGAAACTGCGCCGGGGCTGGTAGCCGCAACAATTAAGCTATTGAGTTGATTAAGAGTGCTCGCTGCTACCTGGCCGATAAACTCAATCGGTCCCTTTAAGTTCAAAATAAGCTCGGCAAGCCCCCGAAAAGAATCAGCTAATTGAGGAACAACATCTTGAGACAAAGCGACTTGAACTTCTTCGGTTGCGTTTTGAAAATCTTTAATTGCTTGAGCTGGACCCTTTAATGCGTCCTCAAGTTGAGAGGCCCCTTCTGTCTCAATACGTTTTAGAGCCCTAATTACAATGTCCGCAGTAATCCCCCCTTCCGCTGCAAAGTCTCTTAGGCTCCCTTGAGCAATTCCAGTCTCTTTGCTGATCGCTGTTAAAACGGCAGGAACTTGCTCCGAAATGCTGTTAAATTCGTCGCCCCGCAAAGCCCCAGAACCTAACGCCTGAGCAAGTTGCGTGAACGCATTTGAAGACTCTTCAGCCGTAGATCCGCTTATTCTTGCAGCTGTATTAAAACCGTTATACGTGCTAACAATGTCTTTTAAAGTTACGCCAACCGGCCTCAGTCTTGCGTAAACCTGTGCAATAGCTTTGTTTGCTGTTGTTTGGCTAACCCCAAAACGCTCTGAAGCTTCTCCTGCTGCTTTTGAAAGAGCGGCAACCTCGCCATACCCCTTAGATAAAAACTCAAGACGCCGTTCAGACTCAATCCTTTGAATGCCTGCTGACACCACAGATTGCGCCGCCGCAAAAGTTGCATAAGCCGCAGCAGCTTTTACAAGGGCTTTTTTTAAAGAGCTGAAGTCGGAACTTGCTTTCTTGGCCCCTTCCCCGGCACCAACAAAACGCCCTTTTGAATCTCTAAGGCGACCGTTTACGTCACGAACCGCGCCATCTAATTTCTCTGTCTCTTTCGTAACCCGCTTTAGTGGGCTAACTGCGCCCGCAGCATCAACAATCAGCTTGATAGTAGATTCTGCCACGACCGCCCCAGCACTGTCTCAATCTTACCGCCGACTCGACTTGGCGCGATCCATTGCCTCTTTTTCCTTCTCTCCCTTCAATTCGTAGTAAGCAGCAAAATGAACAAACTCCGCATCGGTTAATTCCGTGCGAAGTCTGCTCACTGTCATTCCTAGCTCGCAGGCCAGATGAAACTCAAAAAAGAGCCAACTATCCTGCGCTAGTCGTTTTTTGCTTCTTTAAGATCCTCGTTACCGCCGAGGCCAAACAAGAACAGCTCAACTTCATTCAATACTGACTCAGGCAACTGACGTTGCAGCTTCGGAGCATCAGCAGAGGCAAACGCTTTGGTTCCATCCTCAAGCTCTGCCTTTTGACAAAGCATGTAAGTGCTGATGTCTAGAGCTTCATCGCTTTGCGCCATTGTCTGGGCAACCTTGCGATCTGCTCTTGTGATCGGGCTGAAATACAAGTCAACGACAGAATCACCCGCCGCATTCTTCAAAACAAACTTACGGCGTTGGTTGAGATCAAATGCCTCAACCAACAAATCAACCGTGCGAGTCTTTGACGCTGACATTCAGCAAATAAACATGTATGCCCTAAAGCATAATGCAAACTGCTCAATTACTCCAGATTGCCAGTGATTGCGCCGCTAGTCACAAAGCTGCAACTGACAACAACAAGGTCACCAACGGTGGAACTGATTTCCATGTCCGTAACAATGCCAGCGAAACTGACGGAATCAGTGCCGCTAGTTGTGCCAGTGGTAAACAGCTCAAAGGTGGCGTCAGCAGGATCCGCAGCGGTCAAAACGTCCTCTAAGAAACCAGCTTGGCCAGTTGCGTCAGGGTCATAAACCAGCTCAACGGTGCCAGAACCTGAAATCATGCTGCCAACAAAGCTGCGGAAAGTATCACCGTGCTTTGAAGTGTCCAGCGTTTCTTTGGTTGTGGTCAGGCTCCAGCTGCGAGTTCCAACAATGGTGGCATTGCTAGAACCTGCTGCGTCAAACTGAACGGCGCCTTGTTCGCCTCGGAGTGTAGCCATGGTCAGAGTTCCTCGATAAATTCAAAGGTCACACGGACCTGAGTTTGAAAGTAGCCCTCAGGAACTGGTGAAGCCAGAACCGCTGGGCCGTTGGCTGCGTCGAAGTAAACCCCCGACACTATGACCCTATTGTAAAGGTCACGAATGCGTTTTCCAATGACATAATTAGCCCCAGGACCAACACCTTTTGGGGTAAAGATACTGATCAGCAACAAACCTACAACGCGATTTCGAGAGTCACTCGTGAGACCGTGGCTTAAATACTCGTTAGCGCCAAAACTGACAAGGCATTGAACCCAAGATGAATTTGGGGTTGGCTCATACGCCATGTTGTGAAACACAACAGGAAGGACCGGAGAACTTGCCAGTTCTGTAGCCAGCCTGCCTTCAATGACGCTTCTAACAGTGTTGAGATCTACAGCAGCCATTAGCCCCTCCTAATGATTTTTTGATATTGCTGTTGCGCCCAAGACTCAAGCTCTTTGCCAATCAGCTCAGGAAAACCGGGCCTAGTCCCTTGGCGGGTTCTGAACTTGCCTCCCCATGATGCAGGCAAGTTTGTGCCGTAGCAAACCGGTTCAGCGTATTTAACATTGTTGGTCACTTCGCCAACATAAGGCTCAATTTTGTTTTGCCATGCGCCTCGAAGGCGTTCAGTGTCGACCGGTGTCTCGTCTATGACTCGTCCTTCCCATTCAAGCGTTGTAACTTTTACGAGCTGACGAATCTGCCCGTCCATGTAGTTACCGATCTGACCTAGCGGGATCTGACGCGCCATGGCTATGCCCTCAAAATCAGTTCGTGGGTGATTGCCTCATTATCCTGCTCATTCGTTTCAACGCGAATGATTTGATGAACGACTGCGCCAATCACAACGCGATCTTTTGTCTCAGGAGCAGTGGTCAAGTCTTTTGCCGCAACAGTTAAACGCTTGTCACCAGCTTGAATCAGCTCGTTAACCTCGCGAACGTTTACGTTTTCAAGGACGCCACGAGTCTCGGTGTCGCTAACTGTCTCAGCAATCACACCAGTCGTTGCGTTGTAAGCGCCCGCTGAGACATAGCGAACGGTCACTTCGCCGCCAAGCTTGGTAATGACCTTGTCGGCAACTTTTTGCAGCGAGCTAGCAAGACTCATTAGGCTTCGTATGCAATGACTTGACCGCTAGCCAAGGTGATGCTCGTAATCATCAACCCTTCAATGGTTGTCGATGCGTTCATCGTAATCCCGTTAACAGTCGTTGATCCGTTTTCGGTGATCGACTCTGAAACCAAGGTGACCTCAGAATCTGCCAAGGCATGAATCTTGACAAAACGGCCGGTTTGTTCAGCCGTGTTTGTGATGATGTTGGCCTTGCTTGGCGCGTAATTCATACCCATGATCAGCTCCGTTTAATGGCGATGTTGCCTGGTCCACTAATTCTAAGTCCTGTCAAGTAACGCTCAACCATTGGCGGAATACGATCAGCGCCCACCGCCCCAAATTTGTCAGGCGTGACGCTCAAGTTACCGATGCTGACGCTCTTGTAATCCTCAAGACCGCTCAGGCCAATGCCGTCAACGTTGTTCTTTAAGTAGATCGCCAGTTCAAGCTGAGCACGCTGGATCTGATCAGGAATCTCTGTGTCGGTGAAGTAATCGTCAGAAATGCGAAATGGAAAGCCCGTTGCATATGTATTGACGTAGGTGTCAGGCTTACGAACGCCAGTACGCGGCCACTGCAATGCCTGCGTATCTGTTGCCCGTGCGCCTAAAAATCTTTCGCGATCAAGTCGCTGCGCTGCTGTAACAAGAGCACGGTTGCGGGTGTCATCGGTGCCCGTTGTCCACGTAGCAACGTCGGTACTTTCCACCATGCCTTCAACTAAATCGTCAGCTTCCGCCAGCGTCAGATAACTGTTTGCGCTTGCGCTGCCTGCCGTTGCTGTGATCGTTACTGCCATCGGCCTTTACGGTTGATTTCTTAATTGCGGGCTTTTTAGAAGCGGAGGCCGCCGCCGTAACAGCAGCCTCACGTTCTTTTGCTCGCCTAAAAGCGAACAAACCCATCAGGAGCTTGCGCCCTTCAGAGCTACGAAAGAAACAACGATTGCTTCTCCCAATGAACCTCCGGACAGGTTTGCAACCGTGATCTTGAACGAGCCAGCAGCAATTGAGTTGGCTTGAACGAGATAAGCGCCAGCAGTTCCGGCGGAGCTGTGGTTAACCACAACGACGTCAGTAGCTGCAATTTCGCTGTTTGTAACAGCAAAAGTCACCTCAGCCGCCGCCGCCAAAGCAGCGTCGTCCAAAGTGATTTGGCCTGAAGCGGTGTTCAGAGTTACGCCTGTTGCCTTGCTGGTGGCCTGGGTGACAGTGCCGCCAGTTGTTGGGCCAATAAGTTTGCCCGCTGTTGCTTCAAAAATGGATGCCATGGTTAGTTACCTCGATCAATCCATGTTAGAGATGTTGGTCGCCCGAACAATCCCGAGGTTTTTGGTCTCGTAAACTTTCGACCAATTGCCAACAGTTTCGAGTTCAGCCCGTGTTGGGTTTGAGTCGGTCACTGCCCACTTTGCACCGATTGGGTGATAGACATAGTGAAGGTCGATGGACATTGCATCGGATTTGGCAAGTATGTCTCTATCCACCTCGCTCTGAAGTCCAAGCTGTTCGCCTGAACCGATGGCCCCTTCAGTAAAGAAGTAGGTGGCGTATTCAGTAGAAGCGCCAGAGCCGTTGGTGTTCACGTCGTCGGAAACAATCACGCGCAGACCCATGAAGGTCGGAACTTGAGTGTTTCCAAAGGCTTGAGCAATCGAACCGCCGGAAGCAGTAGCACTGCCGCCGTTGGAGTCAGTCGCCAAGACGTAATCAACAGCGCGACGCTCAACTAAGTCATAGTAGACTTTGCTGTGCATACAAATCGCTGTCAACTTTTCTCCTTGATCACCAAGCAGAGCCTTAGCTTCTGCAACGTGGCGAGGGCTCAAAGCTGTAGGGCTGTCTCCTGATGCACCGTCAATGGTGAGATCAAAGAACGCAGCGGATGAGCTGGTTGTGTGAACAGTGCCGAAAACACCAGCCAAGCAGGAAAGAAGATCTTTCTGACGTTGGTGAGCAATGTAATCAGCAATTTTGGCGCCGATGGCGGCCATTGGGTCAGAACCAGCAGCAAGAGCCGCAAGGTCACGAGCCTCAAAAGCGCGGCCACGATGCAGAACTACGCCAACTTGCTTGTCAGCTGTGATCTTGCCTGGAGTCAGCGAAGAGCTATCAGTAAGAACTTCAAAGTCACCAGAAAGATTTGCTTTGTAAAACGGTACGTTTACAAAGTCTCCACCACCTTCAGAAGCGTTCAACTCCGCCATTGGCTGCACCACACCGCTAGCCAAGAAGGCATCACGATTAGTGGTCTGCTCAATTAAATACGGGGTGAAAATTTCTGGGATGATGATGTCACTCCTAAGAGTTGCCATCTGTCAAAAAAGAAAATGTTTACGGTGTGGGCACAGCCCAACGGCTCAGCACAGCCTTGCCATTAGCTCACATCTTAACGGTTAGCCGCTGTTTTCAACCTTTCATATAAATCACGATCGGTTCTGAATAAGCGTGATTGCTCTGTCAAGTTGAAAGATTCAGCGACAAACGGGTTTTTAATTCCAGCTACTGACTCTCCAGAAGTGCGACCAGCAGGAGCGCCACTGCCTTGAGGCTTGGGCTGCTTTTGCATCCACGAAGGCAAAGTCTTGGCCCATTCGCTAACAGGTGTGCGCTGATAACCGTCAACGACAACAACCGTGCCGTCAGAATCACGCTCAATCTGATCGCTAGTGAGCTTGGTTTTCAGGATCAAATCAGGATCGTGAACCACGTCAGCAAGGGCACTAATGGCAGGCGTAATCAATTCAAGCTCTCTCACACGAGCTTCTAGCTCTGAGATGCGCTTGTCTTTTTCCGCCGACGCCTCACGGAACTGCTGCTCCAAAGCTTGGCGAGCTTCTCCGTATTTGCCTTGTTGTTCCAGATCTGCTTGAACCGCCTTTTGCTTGAAGTCCAGTAGCTCTTGAACATCAACGCCCTCGGGGATGGCTTTGGCTTGAGCTTTTGCTTTTTTGTACTCATCAATCAATTCAGCGTTTTTACGCCTCATTGCTTCGAGCTCTGCTTCTAGTTTGCTGGTGTCAACAGATTGCTCCACAGGAGCAGTTTGTTCTTCGGACATGAATTAGCCACAGGCTAAATTGCTCCTAAAGGCTATCAGCTCCATTTGATTTTATTCGCCCAATATGCGGCAGATGTTTTCCCCTTCGCAATGTTCTTTGCGTGACGGGCCTTAAACGCTGCTCGTTTTGCTTTGTCTGCTTCTGACTCTCCCTTGCGAGGGCGTTTAGTGCTAGCACCTTGCGCCCCAAAACGTATGAGCCTTGGACTGCCAGCAGAATTAATAACAACGGCGTGCGATTTGCCGCTCGAATGATTCGGCGTCCTGATCGGCTTGTCATAGCCCTGAAAAGTATGCCCACCGCGTTGAATTGTCATCGCTTTTTGTTGTAGCGGGAGTAGATGGCAGCGTCTGCTGTTCGTGCCTTGTCGCCTCGCATATAGCTGTTCACTCGACCCATGGCCCATGCAGCCATCGGAACGTTGCGGGATCCGCTCGACAAATATGCGCCTTGCCCTTTTCGATAGACCGCCGCAAGCTCCCCATAAAAGAACTTGGACTTTTCAGCCTTATCTTTTAGCGTTTTTTTTGTTGCGGCGTTTAGTGGTTTTGCTTTTGGTGCCACCTTGTTTAGTCCTCGATGCAGAGACAGCTTTAATGTCGATAAATTCACCTGCCTTGTAAGCAGCAGCGGTGCGTTTGATCTCTCGGGCTTTGCCTGAGCGATTTTTCGCGCCAGAAAGATATTTCTTAGGAAGACCAGTGGCCTTGTCTTTTGGCACTCGCCGCTGCTTGCGTGCCATTACTTTTTCTTTCCGCCTTTCTTTTTCTTCTTAGGTGCAGCCATTTGAGGCTTTTTGGGGCCGCTGTATCTAGGCATTAGCTTTGCTCCTTTGCTGCTGCTTTCTTGGCAACTTTAGCCTTGGCAGGCTTCTTCGGAGGGCAGGACGCTGGTGCTGCCTCTTCCCCTTGAACCGTGAGTTTGAACTTACTGTGCAGCTCTGACATCGGGATAACGACGGCGTAACTGAGCCAAGGTTAGCTCTGACCCGTCTTGAGAGACGAACTTCCGAATCGCCTT